ACGCTTCATCACTTACCCTTTCCTGCTGCCATGTTGTCAACTAGGTTGGGATAAGGACGCCCAGCCTTCTTCGCTCGAGCCTTAGCTTCCTGCTTCTGCTTCGGCGTTAGAGGCTTACTCTGCTTCTTGGGATTTGGTTTCTCCCACACTGGCTTCGCCATTTGCTTTTCCCTTCTTTGTCAGGACTGCCTTAGCCATCGTCTTGATGTCATCTTGTGGCTCGGCTGCTTCAGCAACTGGCGCAATCGCCTTCGCCTTTGCGGGCACTTCGTAATCAACCATATCGTTGCGACTAGCCAAGGTCTCAGTCCACGGGAACACGCGACCAGTTGGTTTGTGCTTAAGTAGTTTCTGCATACATCCTCATTGAAATAAAAGGGGGAAGAGATTTCTCCCCTCCCCCATTAGGCTTAAGCCTTGGCGGCGTACAGATCCACCAGAGCTTCAGGCTTGACAACCTTGTAGCCGTACACGTTCAGACCACGAACGATGTTGCCAAAGGTTGCAGTCGAACGCAGGCTTTCCACGTTGGTGATCTGCGAAGCGAAAGAGATCGCATCACGAGTACCAGCGAGGAAGTGGTATGCGTTGTCGCCACCAGCGGTCACCTTGGTAATGTTGTTCGACACGAACAAGGTGAAGCGGTCGATCATACCCAGCTTGCCGTTACGCAGCGGAGACACATCGTCACCGGTCAAGTAGGCTTGACGCAGATCCGAGGACTTCAGCAACGAAGCGAACCAAGGAGTGATGACCATCCAGCGACCATCTTCAGGAACGTTCTGCTCGTCCAGAACCTGACCGCAGTTCAGGATGTTTTCCAGAACATTGGTGGAGTCGATCTGAACAGGAGCGCCAGTGGTGCCAAGGTTGATGTCGCCAGAGATAGCGCCAGCAGTAGTACCTTGGTTGGCAGTAGCAACGTCAGGAGCAACGTTGTTCAGGACGTCGCCGTCAATAGCGATCTTCATCTGCTCGGAAGCATCGTTGGTGAAGATGTCCATCAAACGAACGTCAGCCTGCACATCATCCACATCATCAACGATCACCGAGAAGTACTTGCCCTTGTCGATCGTCAGTTCGATCGGGGTCGAAGTCGGAACCTGATTCGACAGGTTCATACCCTTGGTGTAGTTACTGATGGTGATGGTTGGAATCGAGCGGATGTGGATCGTGTCGCCCTGATTCTTGATCTCGCCTTCCCAATCGTTGTTGGTGATCTCAGCGAGAACGGTGCTCTTGTAAAACTTGACCTGAAGCTTGCCGCTCCAAATCTCAGGAATAAACGCTGAACCGGAAGGGTTGGCGTTGTAAGAGTACTGGGGATAACCAGCGGATACTGGAACTGCCATTTCTATTCTCCTAACATATAACAGTCCCGCTAATACCTAAGGGCTAACGAATGCGCCCTTCGATCGTTGCGGCGTGGATTTCGGATTCCATCGCCACCATTTCCTTCGCGCTGATCTCGCCTCTTCGAGCTGCAGCGTAGAAGGCTGCGATCTCGGGTCGGGTAAAGAATCTCTTGCCGGTAGGCGGTTGCACGACTCGGTTTGAATCGGGAACTACCTGCGAAGCAAGTGCTGCGGAATTGGGGGCGGTGCGTTGTTGCTGCGTGGCTTTCCACTTGGTAAAGAACCGTGCAACGCGCTCTGCATCCTTGGACGCTTCTGCATCGGAAAGGAGGTCTTGACGGGTCTTGCCTGTCAGCTCGTCGTATTCATCAAGCCACTTCAAGAAGCTTTCATCGGAGTTGATCGTTACCCAGTCAGGAGCGAGTCGGCCTAGGGTGTCGTAGAAGTTGACCTCTGCGGACTTGGCTGTGGTGTGGTTCACCATATCCAAGCGGCGCTTGAGATCTTCTATCTCTGCATCCTTGGCTGATACTTGCTCTTGGGCTGCTCGCTTCATAACGTCGAGCAGGTCGTCCCCGTACTTCTCTCGGTCTTCTTGGCTGATGAGTGACTGCTGCGGTTTGTCCGCCTGACTCTTCAAACTTTCCATCTGGTGCTGAAGCGCTTCGATTTGAGTGCGAAGCTCACGGTTGTCCGCCGCTAAACGCGGGACCTCAGCTCGGTACTTTCCCTCAATGACCTTGTACTTGTGTTCCCATGTGTCATCCTTTTGCTGCGAGTCTGGCAGCTCACCTACCGGTGGAGCAATCGCAGCGTCCGGTGTTGCTGGACTTGGCTCGGGATCTGCAATGGGAGCAGGATCAGGTTGTGGTTCAGGTACTGGTTGGGGTTGAGGATCCTCAGGCTTTTCATACATCTGCTTGTGGATTGCTTCGGCCTTTTCAGCCGCCTCTCGAACTGCACGTGGGATTGCCATAAATTCTCCATGAGCCGAACCTCGGAACGTGCAGAGCCCTCGGAAGGTAGTCCGCCGATACGAGATCAGTGTTCATTATTTGCTGACTAGAAACCGGTCAGCGCGGGTTGCCCTACGGGCTAGAACTTGCGAATCGTTTCCTGCGCGTTGTCAGCTCTCTGTAAGAACTCATACAACAGCTGTTGGGCGCCTTGGTTCCAGCGGGTTTGCACCTCGTCCTTGGAATAAGGAGCCTGTTCATTCAGCTCGTTGAGAGTCGTCCTCAGCCATTGCTTGACAACTTCAAAATGCATATCGCCATCCAGAGTCGCTAGGGCTTGGATGGTTTGTTTGTTTGGTTGAGTGATCACTTATTCTTATTGGGTTTTATCTTCCTTGACTGCGCCTTGTAGTTCTCAAGCGCAGCGTTCACACGCGCAGCAGCTCTTTGCCGATCCTCGGCAGTTGCGTTTGCTGGCATGTTGCTCGCCTCTTTAAATGCCTCTGCGTACTTAGTTCCTGCTGCAGAAGCGTTTTTAACAGCGGCGTTGTTGTTGTTGTTCCGTCTGCGTTTGTTGTTTTTATTGGCGCCGGATTTGTTAGAACTAGAATTGCCAGAACTAGAATAATCGGAGCTGATAGATGCGTTAGAGTTATTGGGGTTGGTGTAACTGCTTCCGTTATCTACCGGCCTACTCTTTGAAACCTGCGGCGCATTGTTCGGATTGTTTGGCCTAGACACTTCTGAGCGAGCCTCATCTCTGCTATTGGGATCAGGTTGAGCGACTACCTCTGGCGCCTTCTGTTCCACTACTGGTTCGGGCTTAACCTCATCAGCCGCTCTTGATGTCGCCCAGCTGCGGCCTGATGCCCACTGATCTGGATCACCCTCTCGAGGACCAGCATTCGCCTTACCATCCTCAACAGCTTTAGCATCGCGAACCTTGTCACGCTCCATCTGACCGCGACCTGCGCCATACTTGTAGTACGCCTCAGACTTGTCGCTATCGATATTGCCTTCTGTAAAGCGGCGACCTAACTGCTTCCATCCGTCAACAAACTTGTCGAAAGCGCCCATATCCTTGGTGCGCTCCGCTTCATCGCGGCGAGAAGCAGCCAATCCTTCCTGCTTCAGTTTGCGCGTTTCAGGGTCTATATAAAGAGGCGAAGAAGGATCATCAACACTTGTTCTCACTGAGCCACCGTCAGCAAGATTAAGACGCGAAGGCGCATTGTGGAACAGCTCGTTGCGAACGATCGTGCCTTTCTGGGTAACCTTCTGCGTGGAGGCGCCCTTGGCGTAGTTCTGCTTCTGCCAGTCAGGTGAGTAGCCCATGATTATTTCCCATAGTCTTGCATCGAGCGACGACCGGTGCCCGACATACCGGATGCGCAGCCAGCCATACCACCGTCTGCCATCTTCTTAAACTGACGCGAACCGTGAGCAGCCCAGCCGTCCGTCTTCGAACGTACATTGCGCTCAGCGTAGCCGCCGTCTGCCATCTTCTTCATTCCTTCTTTCTTGTGCATCTCTGCATACTGCTTGGGGCTCATCTTGCCGGACTTAATGGCGTCGGCCTTGGACTTGGCGCCCTTGCCGTGACCTTCCATCTTCTCGCCCTTGACATAATCTCCCTTGCTGATCTTGCCGCTCTTCAGCGCTTTGGCTTCCGCCATCTCCTCAGCCGGAGTCTCTTTACCGCCGAACATTTTTGCCATTTAGATAATCCTCTTAGATAGAGCCATTCATTACGAGAGCGCGAAGAACCTGATCAGCCATTGGCTCCGGGACTGAACCGCCATCAGCCATCTGCTGCGGCATCACTGTGTTTGCCATTTGCCCACCAGCCGGGGAACCATCTACCATCTGCTCTTGTGGGGCAGGCAGCGCAGGACCACCCGGGGGCGGCATCCCTTGCTGTTGTTGCATCTGCTGCATCATTTGCTGAATCATCTGCTGAGCCATCACCTGCGCGGCAGCTTGGATCTTCTGCTCTTCAAAGGTGTTCTGGTCAGGAACGATCTTGGTTGTATCCATCTGCAAACCACGCGCAGCCTCACGGAGCAGGTAAGCCCTGCCCTCGATGCCGGTGATCTGAGAGTCAATCGGATTAGCCGTAGCCATGAGGAACTCATTGCGGCGCATCTGGAGAGTCTCTTTGTGCAGGAGACCGATCGCGCCCTTGGCTACTACTTTGAAGTCGCCCTTGATGTAAGGATCAGGGTCGAACATCATGTTGTGCAGATATAGTCTCTGCACAATACCACTTACTATTTTATCTATGTTTGCAACAGCTTGCTTGATACCTTTCGATGCATTGTCCATAAGCATCGACAGACCACTAGCTGTGCGGCCTGCGCCACTCACAGCGCTTGAACCATAGACGTAGTTCGGAATGCCGGTGACCTCATCTGCCTGCTTGGCAAACGTGGTGTACACGCTAAGCAGCACATCGGCGTTCATGTTCGGCTGGAAGAAGCGGACAGCAGGCTGACCACCGCCAGTACGGTCGGAAGTTGTCTGCCAGATCTTCCAAGGGTAGATGTCGGTCAGGTCTTCGCCATCAGGCAAGCGATCGACGGCAACCTCGGCCTGAGGACCGGAAGCAATACCCATGTTGTTCGCCAAGCTACGAGCTGCGGCGTTACACATGATCTGGGTATCGCGCATCACCTCAGGTAGAGCAACGCCCCAGAAGCTGTGCGGCACTTCCTCCCATGAGGATGTCTCATACGGACGCTCGCCCAAAGGATCCGGATTCAGGATGCACTTCCAGACGATGCCGCCAGTCCACCAGACGTTGACCTCGTAGGTCTTGTCGGAGACGATGGTGTCGTCCTTGATGCCCCACTCCAGCAGCCACTGCCCGTTGACCGCGCCCCAGAACTCCACCGTCTCGATCTCGCTGGTATTGATGGGGAAACGGAACGGCTTGCCCTCGAGGTCACGGCGCTCACTGTCGCCCTGCAACCAACTGCGATACCCCTTGCGACCATAGCGGTCGATCACGGTAGCCAGCGCATCTTCGTTGACCCCCGGGGTACCGCTCATCGACTCCAGACCAACAAGGTTCAAGCGGTGACGCTGGATCAGGTAGGCGTCATTCACGCCAGTTGAGGCCGGTGCCGGGAAAATGTCATACGGGCTAACCCGCTCCATCTCACGGACGAATTCTGTAGTCACAACCGCTTGGAAGTCAGGACCCCACGCAAGGGCTTTGCGCCGCTTGACGTTCGGACCTTTCATGACCGCCGTTGGGAACGTTACGAAATCGGTAATGAAGTTGCGCAGCTCTTCCCTGAACTTGCCTTGGTTGAGCTGGTCCTCAATCTTGTCGCCCATTCGACGGGCGGAGTCCTCAGCCTCAGTGCGAAGCTTCTGCATGATTGAGTCGTGGACTTCCTCCATGCGAGCACGGAAAGTCTCCGGGTGCAGCTCACCGCCTTCAGCGATGTAGTCCTCAGCTTCAGTGCGAACCAGATCCACGATCGCCTTCTTCATCTCAGGCGGCATCTGGGGGTTCTTGGCAGGGGTTAGATCAAAGACACGCTCTTGCTGATTTAGCATCACATCTTTGATCCATGACTCAGCAGCGCGACATTTGACGTCTGTAAGCATCATAAATATGTCAGAGCCACCGGTCTTCTTGATGTCGGCTTCATGATCTGGATCGTAGACACCCCGGCGCTGACGCTCACACCTGAGCAGTCTTTCAGTGATCTGGGTCTTGGCGGTCTTCGCCTCACCCCAACACTGGCGCACATACGCTGCGAGATTACTCTCGAAACCGGGATTGCTGACTTCGTTCCCGTCTTCCTTGATGTCAATCTCAACCGGGGGTTGTTCGTTCACATAGCTCATGTCCAGCCTTTAGATGATCTCTTTGTAACTGCTCTAGCCCTTGCAGGCGTTAAGCCGCCCCTTACCTTCAAGCATGCGTACTGCAGCGCGTCTTGGATGTGCGAGTAGATGTCTTTGACAGGTCTATCTTTGTAGCGAGCGTTGCCTGAAGTCTTCAGTCGCTCAAACTTGTAGCGCCCAAGGAATCCCTTCCTCAGGTTCGTGCATCGTGGGTTCAGCATGAACGCTGGCTCACCGTCCATCATCCGCGTCATAAAGAAGGCAACGGATTCGCGCCTAGGGATGAAGTCGTTCGTGCTCGCAGGCTCCGTGTAGATCCCAGCCTCTAGGAGTTCCTGAAGACAGGTGCGCTCGTCGGTCTGGGCTCGGATGTTTCCTGCGGGGTCACCCGCTGAATGAATCTGGAAGCCGCTGTACTTGTTCATCAGCACCGGCTTCACGATGTCGTTAGTGAACTGGCGGATACCCATATCCTCTGATACCAGTTCATCCAAAATGATAATTTTCCCGCGTCCTGTTACTTGCAGGATGACGCAAGCGGGTGTGAGTCCAAAGTCCCACCCCAATACGATTGGTAAGCCGCGCTCTCCCTCGACGTTCTTGTGGAGGCAGTGAACCTTGTCGTTGTACTCGGGGTAAACCGGCTTGCCGTCTTTTGTGGATCCGTAGTTGCCCAAAAGGAAAACATTGATCCAATCCTCCGACTTGCTTGGAACCTGCTGCAGGTAGTAACCGTATCCACCCGGCAGGTTGAATACGTTCTCCGCATCTTGGTTCGGAATATAGGCGCCCTCAGCATCCCGGATCAGGCCGCCCGGCTGACGGAAGAACTCCCACTCCAGCGGACGCTCTTCTTCGGCCAGCTTGTAATACCAGTGATCGTCGTCGCACGGGTTGGTGTCTAGGATGATCCCGCACCAGCTCGGACCGCCTTGGAGCTTCGATGGGAATCGTCCCACCCGCTGGGTGACCATATCGAAGATCTCTTTGGGAACCTCGGACGCCTCGTTGATCCATGCGCCTGTGAGTTCCAGCAATCGGAGCTTGCCGGTCTCTGTGGGTTTGTCCAGCGCCATGAACATCACCTCGAGTTCAAGGCCGGTGCCATCCCCGATGTTGTTGATCTTCATCGTCGATGTGATCGGGGTGTCCCACTTGATGGGCGCCACGTTCGCGGGGAACCAAGTCTCCCAAGTCTTAATCGTTGTGGACTTCAGCTCTGGGTATGTGTTTCGGATGATCAGCCAGCGAGAACGACGAATCCCATCACGAGATGGTCTCTGGCGAAGGGCTCTAGCCACGATTTCAACGCAGCAGCTCGAGGACTTCCCAGAACCCACCGGTCCCATGAGGCCACGTACAAACGAATCTGATTCATGGAACTTGGCTGCATTCTTTCCCGGGGGCGAGTACTTGATTACTTCCACTAGAACCGCTTTCTAAAAGTCACTCGGACTTGTTTCCCCTCTGGGGTGTAGTTGATGCCATATTCCGCATCGCCGTCCCTGTAACGAATATCACCGGTTGATACATCATTACTGCCAGAGAACTTCTCCCCGCCACGCTCACCTCGATAGCCGTAGCCAGAAATGCCAACGCCAACTTCACGGTCGCCCTCCAGCTCTTTGGAGTAGCCCAAGCGGTGCCAACGGTTTGTCTCGCTAAACTTGTTGCCAAATTGATCTGTCCCGCGATAGCCGCCCACACTGGCATCCACCATGACCTTGTTCCCGTCGCCCAGATTCTGCGTTACGTTTGCGCCAATGTTGTCTACGCCACGCATGTCCTTAAAGGAGTATGGGTTGACGCTAGTCTCACTACGATCGTCTGACTCAATGTCAGGCAGAGCGCCACCATCAGCCATCTTCCTGACCTTGCCGTAGTGTTTGCGCATCCAGTCTGGTGCGTGGCCCATTATTCATCGTCCTCTTCTTTTCGCCGCTTTCCAGACAGATCAAGCTGGAACGTAATCGGCTGAGCATCGACTTCCATCTTGACGTCGGACAAGTCGGGCAGGATTTTCCGGAGCAAGATCTCAATAGACCTGACCTGAGTAGCGGAAAGCTCAACCTTCCCGTTGGAGTGGTCGGTCAGACGGTTGATTAGCTGAGCCGCTTGGATCTTCAGCCTTGTGTTCTCGTCGTGTCGGATCTTCTTAATTCTTGCTGCCATGTCTTATCCCAATGTTTGTACCCCGGCGCGATCAATCGCTTTCAGGATTGCGGAGCCAAGGAGGAGT